TCTTCATTAATCAATATCACTACTATTGATATCGAGGTTGCTTCTGACGAAGGTTTTCCTGAACCTGAACAAGCTAATTATCCTATCACAGCAATCACTATTAAGAATAACATAGACAACACTTTCTATGTGTTCGGCCTCGGTGATTACGATGTGTCTAAATCAATCATGAAAGATAATCGTGTTAAGTACGAGAAGTGTCGTGATGAACACGAACTACTGATTAAGTTCATTGCCCATTGGGGTACACCTTCTCACATGCCAGATGTTGTGACTGGTTGGAATATTCGTAACTTCGATATCCCATACATCATCAATCGTGCAGCTCGTATCGTACATGAAGATACGATTAAGAAGCTATCTCCATGGGGTAGAGTCGAAGAAAAACAAGTCACTATGCAGAAAAAGCAAGTGCAGATGTATGACATCATCGGTGTAGCACAACTCGATTGGATGGATCTATTTAAAAAGTTCGGTTATACTTTTGGTCCACAAGAAACGTATCGTCTAGATCATATCGCTAATGTAGTACTAGGTGAACACAAGCTAGAATACGATGGTACACTACATTCGTTGTACATGACTGACCACCAAAAATTCATCGACTATAATATTCGAGATGTAGATCTTGTTGATCGTATGGAAGATAAAGTGGGTTTGATTGTATTGTGTTTTACGATGGCTTACAGAGCTGGTGTCAACTATAATGATACGTTCGGTACAACTGCCATTTGGGATAGTCTAATCTATCGTTATCTGTTACCACAAAATATCGTAGTACCACCAAACAAAGAATCCATTAAAGAAGCCTACGACGGCGGTTATGTTAAAGATCCACATTGCGGCGTTCATGATTGGGTTGCATCGTTCGACGTTAACTCACTATATCCAAACATCATTGTTCAGTGGAACATGTCACCTGAAACCATCGTAAAAGGTCGACATGATCATCGTGTATCTCCTGATTCTATCCTCGAAGGATATCAACCTGAGAAAACAGAATATGGTATCGCAGGCAGCGGTCAGATGTTCTCTAATCAAAAGCAAGGTTTCATGCCTAAGATCATCGAAGACATGTATGATGAACGTGTTAAGATTAAGAAACTTATGCTTGATGCTAAGAAAGAATTAGAAGCATCTGACAAGTCTAACAAACAAGAAATCTATAGGATCGAACGAGACATCGCTCGGTATGAAAATCAACAAACATCCATTAAGATTTTACTAAACTCACTTTACGGTGCACTTGGTAATAAGTACTTCCGATACTTTACTATGGAGATTGCAGAAGGTATCACGTTATCTGGTCAAATGATTATTCGATGGGCTGAGAAAGCTGTAAATGAATATCTCAATAAAGCCTTAAAGAACCAAAAGGAAAAGGACTATGTCATCGCTATTGATACTGATTCTGTGTATGTTAATCTTAGTGAGGTTGTTAAGGTAACTAACATAACTGACAAAGCAAAGATAACTGACTTCCTTGATAAGTTGTGTGCGGATTCACTAGAGTCTGTATTAAGTAAATCATTCGATGAACTTGCAGATAAGATGAATGCCTATAAAAAACGTCTTAGCATGAAACGAGAAGCTATCGCAGATCGTGCTATATGGACTGCTAAGAAACGATACATCTTAAACGTACTAGATAACGAAGGAGTACGCTATGCTAAACCAAAACTCAAGATCATGGGGATTGAAGCGATCAAGTCCTCTACACCGGGCACGTGTCGCACGGCTTTTGAAGAGTTGTTTAAAGTGCTCATCAACGGTACGGAAGCTGAGACTCAGACGTTTATTCAAAGTTATCGAGAGAAATTTGACCAACTCCCTGCGCATGAAAAAGCATTCCCGCGTGGAGTCTCGTCGGTTAAGGAATACCAATCGCGTGATACGATCTACAAAAAGGGTACACCAATAAATTCACGTGCAGCCATCTTGTATAATCACATGTTACAAAAACAAGGATTGAAGACTTACACACCTATCAAAGGCGGTGATAAGATTAAGTACATCTACTTGTATCCCAATAACCCCATGAAAGAAGATGTTATTGGTTTTGTTGACATATTACCACCAGAATTTAAGCTTGATAAGTATATCGATAACGATAAACAGTTCGAGAAAGCATTTTTAGAACCAGCAAAACTAATCCTTGATGCAATCGGTTGGAAAGCAGAACAGACAGCATCTCTCGAGGATTTCTTTGCTTAACATGTACAGCAAGAAAATTATGTGGTATAATATTATTTTAAGGAGTAAAATATGAGTAGAGATTGGGTGCAAGATATACATGAAATGCACAGCAAATATGGTGTGCGAGAAGTCGTCGGTAAGCTTGATGCAAATAAGTTAGACACATATCTAACATTTAGAGCAAACTTTTTGCAAGAAGAGTTGGATGAATTAAAAACAGCCAATAATGCAGACGACGCAGTTGATGCTTTGATCGATCTTTGTGTGGTTGCAATCGGTACACTCGATGCATTTGGTGTGGATGCATATACTGCATGGGATCGAGTACATAAAGCCAACATGAACAAAGAAGTTGGTATCAAAGAATCTCGACCAAACCCATTGGGATTACCAGATCTTATCAAGCCACAGGGTTGGACGGCGCCAACTCACGTTGACAATGTCGGACTACTTGAAAAGATCTATGATTAATTATGAATTATTCTTTGACTGCGTTTGCGTCTATCTTTGATAATAAGACGCATCGCCAAATACATCATGAAAATTGGGAAGAATTCGAAGCCATGCTATATAAGATGGCTGAAACTCCTGGTTATAAATTAAAACGCGGAGAACGCAAAGCACCGAAGGGTCTTAAAGCTTCTCCATTAATTTCTCCAGCAATATTCCCCGAAGGTAAGACTCGTGCCAATGATAACGTCATCGAGTGGGCAGGATGGGCAGCACTAGATATCGATGACCATAAATTCCAAGGCGACTTACAAAATGAACTACATGCTCTTTACGGTAATTATTATTACGTGTGTTACTCTACCTCTAGTAGTACTATCGATCATCCGAAGTTCCGCCTTGTATTCCCACTTAAATCTAGTGTGCGGAAAGAATCGATCAAACACTTCTGGTTCGCTCTCAACAGAGAGTTCAACAACCTCGGAGATGAACAGACTAAAGACTTATCAAGGATGTATTATGTCCCTGCTGTTTATCCAGGGGCTAATAACTTTATCTTTACTAATGATAGTGGTAATGTTATTGATCCAACTGTTTTGATGAATAAACATCCATATGTTGTACAGCAATCAGGAGTTGCAACATTCATGGATAGATTACCACCAGATGTACAGAAAAAAGTTATCTCTCATCGAGAAGAACTATTAAAGAACGAAGCAAACTATGATTTCGAATGGACATCATATAGAGATTGTCCCTTTGTCAATAAAAAACTTGTGAATGAATATAGCTCTATATCTAATGTAGATGGATCAGGCCGTTATGCAATGATCTATAAGATCATGACATCTATAGCATGTAATGCAATCAAACGCAAGTATCCAATCACATCTAATCAGATTGCTGAATTAATTCGGCAGCTTGATCGAGACACATCTCGTCGTTATCAGAAACGACCATTGCAGACTGAAGCTGAAAGGGCTTTAGAATATGCTTATAGGACCGCTGAAATCTAATGTACAGCGAGAAATTAATGTGGTATAATATACCTATCAACGTTAAGGAAATAACATGCAAAAATCATACTCAAGACCATCAGCAAATATCCTGCTAGAAGCTGCAGAAATCCAAGAGAAAAAAGGTCAAGATTATAATAATGCAGCTAGTCGTGTTGAACAAGCTGACTATTATCCACGAGGCGTAGTCTCAATTCTTGATATCATTCATGCAAAATACCTTCGCATGGTTTCAGTCCTTGAAACTATGGAAGCTGGTGGTAATGTCAACTACGAATCAGTCGAAGACTCAGCACTTGATATGATTAACTATGCATCATTCGTAGTTGCTTATATGCGCGGTGAAGTACCTGGTCAAAAACCCGATCGTGATATATTCAACAAACCAAATCCAGAAAATCAAGCACTTATCCCAACAAAATTCAGAGGTACTAAGTAATGTATGTTATTCCAACAGTTTATGATATCCGTCATCAACTTATTAATGAGTTACACGATCAAAATTTTGTAACTGATAAATCTGGTGTTAAGACCATCGAAATAATAAATGCTTCTTTTCTTGCTGATGAAGAAGCAATATTCGGCACGCCAAACCAAGATTATATTGAACGTGAACTTAAATGGTATCGTTCAATGTCACGTAACGTTAATGATATTCCTAATGGTCCTCCAGAAATATGGAAAATGGTTGCAGATAAGAATGGTATGATCAACTCAAATTACGGTTGGTGCATTTATTCAGAAGAAAACGGTTATCAATTTGCTAAAGTTGTAAAAGAACTTGTAGAATCTCCATTATCTCGTCGTGCAACAATGATTTATACTAGACCAAGTATGCATGAAGATTATAATAAAAATGGTATGTCTGATTTTATGTGTACTAATGCTGTACAATATTTTATTCGTAAAGGTAAACTCCACGCGTCAGTCTATATGAGATCTAATGATGCTGTCTTCGGTTATAAAAATGATTATGCATGGCAAAAATATGTTCAACAACAAGTCCTTGAGGCAATCAATGGCAAGCTTTCTACTGTATATGGTATTGGTGATCTTTTCTGGAACGTCAGCTCTCTTCATGTCTATGAGCGACATTTTAAACTAGTAGAAGATGAGGACGGAGAATATGGACCAAACGCATAAATGGGATTTACGATATTTAGATCTAGCTAAACACGTTGCACAATGGTCGAAAGATCCTAACACTAAAGTTGGTGCTGTAGCAGTTGGACATATGGGTCAAATATTGGCTCAAGGATATAATGGATTTCCTCGAGGTATCTTAGATACTCCTGATCGTTTAAACGATAGACCGACTAAATACAAATTCGTAGTTCATGCAGAGATGAATGTAATCTATAATGCAACATATAATGGAGTGTCATTGAATGGTGCTAGATTATATGTTTACGGTTTACCAGTTTGCAGTGAGTGCGCAAAAGGTATCATACAAGTTGGCATACAAGAAATAATTATTTCTCAAGAATGTTTGAATCTTCAACCGCATTGGGTTGAAAGTTGGAAAATATCTGCAGATATGTTCGCTGAAGCTTGCATCCTCGTAAAAGTAATATGAAATCAGTAAAAGACTTTATCGATGTACCTACATCAGATGAAGTCATCATTCTTGGACAGTGTCCATCAACAAAGACCGAACCATTTTCTAATGGTACATTTGCAAGGTTAAAACGTTGGTGTGACACTGTTAATCTTACCGAATGGGACTTTCATAACGTTATACCTAATAAGATAAACAGTTATGATATGAAGGATGTGGACATATTTGCATTGCACGATGCAGTGTATAATAAGAAAGTAGTCATAGCACTTGGTGGTTTTGTATCTAAGGTATGTTCTAAATATAAAATAGATCATTATAAGATTGACCATCCATCTCCACGCAATCGCAACTTAAATGATCCGCAATACGAAAAGCAAATGTTAAAGAAATTGAAAGCATATCTAAATGAGTATCGAAACAACAAAGTACTATGACGAATATATTCGTTATTTTAAACTAGCATTAGACCAACAAAATAAGTGTAACGTATCTGATAGTGCACCTTATGGCATGTTGTCTCATGCTGAATCAGATATGAACGACGAGTTGTTACATCATGTGGAACTATATGATGTAGTAGAACGTAAGTATGCTGGATTCTCTCAGATCGTAAATGATGTATTCTACGGTTGGACGGAAGAACATCCATATTGGAAAAAGATGGAAGCTGGTAAAATTACAAGGCAACGAGAAGTAGTTGCTAAGGATTGGACTGGTAAACACGCAGACTTTAAACTTCCCGAATGGCTTTACATTTTTATTTTACATCGTGTTTGTGGTTCAGCTATTAATTATTCTACTAAGCCTAGCGGATACCATAACACACTTCTATTCAACCTTCATAAAGCTAAGACGATTGAAGGAATGGTTGAGATTGTAAACAAACATCCTAAACCATTCTACACATCTGTAGGATATCAATTCCCTTCATTCCCTAAACCACCAGCAGGATCGAGTTATAAACGAGGTGGAGATTACTATCTAAGTGAATATGCACCACGTTTGGCTAGAGAACTTGCAGAGTTCTTAGAACAAGGTGGCAAGCGAGATCTTCGCGAGATCGGAGATTTCATGTTAAAGTGGAACGTAGATAACGGTCTTCGTCAATACCATTTCCAATATGCAGCAGTAGTTGCTGACATCGCAGATTGGTATCCACAATACACTAATAAAGAATCTCCATTCTACTATGGAACTAATGCAGTTGAATGTATCTCTTACTTAGCAAAACCAACTACTAAGATGAAACCAATTCAGTTCTTAGATAAAGTTATGGAGAAGATCTATGAAGACGTTAAGTCATATCCATATAACGCAGAGGATGTATGCTGTGACTTCATCCGTTGGGTTGAAAACTATGTTAGACCCGGTGCAGATTACGATCACTTAGACTTCGATGCAGTATGGTCGTCATGTAAGATTAAGGACCATCCATTTGGTAGACAAGAAAATATGTTAAAGCTTGGATTAGTAAAATCATTTAATGGTATGAAAGCACATCCATCAGATGACGCTATTATTAAACAAGCAGGTTTGACAGTAGAACAATATAAAGAACTATGCAAAACGATTTAACACAGTTTATAGACGAACCATATAATAATGTAACCTATGAAGGCACATCAGAGGTTATGTTAAAGAATGGTAAACCAACAGAAAGTTGGATGAAGGATTGGACACAAGAACAAAGATTCGACAAGTTCTTCGAGTGGTGTCAAGCATTCGACAAGCGTGAAGATAAACTATTGAAGGAAGACTATCAGATCTTCTCTCATCGTTTGCATTGGCACGAACATCCGTTTGTAGATGTTATGCAACCAATCACTGATAATAAGTTGCGTTTATTTTATACACTTGTGTTCTCATTTAGTAATGAACATTGGGGTACACTCACATCATTGATGAATGATGGTATCATCTTAACACGTGAACGATTTAAGACACAACGACACGCACGAAACGATCTATTCCAAATCTATTATCCTAAAGGTACGAACGTAAAAGATTGGTTGATAGATGGTCCAATGAAAGCTGCAGAAGATATTCATACTATCTTAGATGAACCTAAAAAGATGGGTCGTCCATTTACGATGATGGAATTTGCTAAACGTTTAGAAGCATACTTCAAAGAACATCAAGGATTTAGAAGTCCATTGTATCCATGCAAGAACACTGCACGTTATATGGCATTTGCTTATCCTCATTTAGTAGATCCAGAATCTGTATTGTTTGGTGGTACAGGTCACTTCGATGGCATGCAACAAATCTTCGGTGGTCCAAATTTAAATGGCAAAGTTAAGTATGAGATTGGCCCGAATGGAGAGTTTACAGCAACAAATAAGTATGGTATAATGTGGCTAGAACAGATGAATACATTAGCTAACGATTCTCGCAATCCAATGACAGTACAAAAGCTATTGAACGTAGAAGATAAGACCTGTTTCTTTTATAAACACATAGCTATTAGTCACGGAGTTAAATCACCAACTAAACGTATTCCATACACATGGATTTTCCCACAGGAATTTAGCCTTAAAAAATGAATGTACTAACAAACCCAATAAGTAATATTCCAAAGCTTAAGAACTCTCATGTTCTAGGTTGGTCACAAGTATGGTCAGATCAGTTAGATGCTGCTATAGATAATGCTTGTTCACCGAATATTGCTAATGCTTCTGTAGTTTATATTGAACACGGTGTAAATTTTGGTGGCACACTAAACTTATTTGGTGGTGCAACTAAAGAAATTTTTGATCGAATTAATAGGGTCGCAGCACATCCTAATGTTGTATCATTAGACTTCGATATGCCTGCATGGGGAGAACAACTTAAGAAGCGTATTGGTGCACCGACTACATATACAGGTATCACTGAACAATGGTGTGATGCACTAACTAAACGATTAAGCACAATTCAATCATTAAAACAAGAAGACTTGTTAGGAGTATCAAGCAAGTTTGATGGTATCTCTGTCGGAGATTCACATACTCCAGCATTCTCACGTACCACTGATATTGTTTTAAGAGAAAATGGCAAGACACTATACGGTACACTTAAGCGTAGTTTAATTACAGAGTTTAGAGGATTAAAGCCATTTGGTAATGTAACATTTTGTTATGGATCTATTGATGTTCGTCATCATATCCTTCGTCATGAGAACTTTAACTTAGATGACATGTTAGATGAGTATGTAAGACAAGCAGTTATGATTCAAAAAGAACATAAATGCGATATATCATTTACGACTCCAGTCCCAGTTGAATACGAAGATCGCAGGTTGCCAAAGACTGGTTATTTTAAAGGTACTCCATTCTTTGGATCAAGACAAGATCGTTTAGACCTTACATATCGAATTATCGAAGGACTAAATAAAAGAAAGGTGAATGTCATCATGCCACCAGCAGAGTGGTACAAGATGGATGGTGAGAAGTATGCAAAGACTTATATGGAAAACAGTTCGAGTGTTCACATTTCACCACAATATTATAGACGAAATGATTGGGGTCAAACTTGTTTAGCATAACAGAAGATACTGGTAATAAAGATATCCCAATGGGGATGGATCGACAAGAAGCAAATGAATACTACAAAGAAATGTGGGGAACATTTACTTCTAAAGTTGCAGATCCAGTAGTAGAACAATACGGTGATAAATACATTCTTCGAGCAGACCTTGCACCAGGCGGATTGAAATCTTTTGGTGGCGAAAGAGTTATTGCTGAAAGTAAATACAATACACTAACTTATTGTGCACCTCGACAAGGCCATGCTATGGATGCAATCTCGATGTTAGCTGAGATGTATGATAAGAAAGTTGTATTCTTTTGTCCATCATCTAAACGAGTATCTGACCATCAAGGTGCATTGTTTTCGTATCCACATGTAGATATGAGATTCGTTCGTATTGCTGCAATGCCAGTTTTAAATCAGTACGCGAAGAAATGGGCAAAAGAAAACAATGCACAGTATCTTCCGCTGGGTTTAAAAGATATGCCAATGGTTACAGCAGGACTTGTGAACATGGCAAATAAGATAACTAAACAATTAGGTAAAGAACCTACACAAATTTGGTGTGCAGTATCAACAGGAACTATGACGCGTGCACTACAAATCGGTTGGCCTTCGGCTGAAGCACATGGTATTGCAGTAGCTCGTAATATCCATAAAGGTGAAATAGGAGACGCAAAGGTTGTATCAGCAACCATGCCATTTTTACAAGCGTATAAAACAAATCACGCGATGCCATTTCCATCTACAGCAGCTTATGATGCAAAAGCATGGGATTTATTTGTAGAACATGCAAAACCCGGTGCAATCTTTATTAACGTCGGATCAGATGAACATATTAACCGTAACTTGCAATCTGTAGATATTGACAACATTAATAGCTACAGAGAGTGGCATGATATGGAAGATTTAAAACGCAATAGAGCATTTAAAAACAGTGTACAAACAAGTGCAAATATGGTATAATAATACAATGATTACAAATAGGAGTAATATGCAATGGGCTTAATGGATAAACTAAAGAAGAATTCAAAGATTGAATTTACTTCACCGCTGGAAGATTCCAAATTCTTCGGTGAGAAGGATATGATTACAACACCTGTGCCTATGATTAACGTAGCACTAAGCGGTAAGCTTGATGGTGGTTTGACACCAGGATTGACAGTACTAGCAGGTCCATCTAAACACTTTAAGACAGCATTTAGTTTACTAATGGCTAAAGCATACATGGACAAGTATAAAGATGCGGTCATGTTATTCTATGATTCAGAGTTTGGTACTCCGCAAGCATACTTCGATTCATTTAATATCGATAAGTCTCGTGTACTTCATACTCCTATTACAGACGTAGAACAACTTAAGTTTGATGTTGTATCTCAACTAAACAACTTAGAACGCGGCGAGAAAGTTATCATCGTCATCGATTCAGTAGGTAACTTAGCATCTAAGAAAGAAATGGAAGATGCACTAAACGAAAAATCTGTGGCAGATATGTCACGTGCAAAAGCACTTAAAGGTTTATTTCGTATGATTACTCCTTACTTAACAATGAAGGATGTACCACTGCTTGCAGTTAATCATACGTATATGGAAATCGGCATGTTCCCGAAAGCAGTAGTTTCTGGTGGCACCGGTATCTACTACTCAGCTGATACAATTTGGATCTTAGGACGTCAACAAGATAAAGAAGGTACAGAGATTAAGGGATACCACTTTATTATTAATGTGGAGAAGAGTCGTTATGTTAAAGAAAAGTCTAAGATACCTCTATCTGTTTCTTTTGAAGGTGGAATTCAGCGTTATTCTGGGTTGCTTGATATTGCTTTGGCTGGTGGTTTCGTCGGTAAACCTTCTAACGGGTGGTATCAAAAAGTGGACAGAAACACGGGTGAGTTCTTGGATGGAAAGGTACGGGAAAAAGACACGCTGACTGAAGAATTCTGGGCACCGCTATTAAAAGACACAGACTTCCAAAAATATATCACCGACACATTCCAAATTGGAAGTGGTAAAATGTATCGAGCTGAAGAACCTCGTGCAGAAGAGTTGAGCGATGAAGATATCTAAAGATAGCTACACCTTCGTCGAACACAAGGGTGATGAAGACTGGTATGTTAAGATCAAAGAAGGCGACTATAAAGATATCATTTATAAGTATGGTCGCATAGAAGTTAAAGAAGATACAGATACAGCAAAATTAAAATTTCAATTTAATATTTCTAAAATTCCAGACGATCTGTTGATGACGCAAGAAGAACTACAAGAAGATGTAGTCTTCATGAATCTCTTAGGTGATATCTTAACACATATCATTGAAGATGCAATGGATACTGGAAAATATAAACTAGGAAAAAATGATAAGCCAACTGATACTGAACCAACTGTGCACGAATGAAGAATTCACCAGACGTGCACTACCGTTTCTAAAAGATCAATACTTTGAAAGAGGAGAAAAACTTCTCTTCGCAGTAATAAATCACTTTATTGACAAATACAATAAAGTTCCAACTGAAGCAGCATTGAAGATTGAATTACAACGTATTCCAAATGTCACTAACGATGTGATGGATATCGTTGATAAGGCATACAAAGCTGAACCTGTTGATATTCAATGGGCATTAGATGAGACAGAAAAGTTTTGTCAAGAACGTTCCATATATCTTGCCATCATGGAATCTATTCAAATCATAGATGGTAAGCACAAGGAGTTATCTAATAATGCGATCCCTGATATCCTATCTAAAGCACTATCTGTTAGCTTTGATACCAATGTTGGTCATGACTACATTGACGCTTCTGATGCGCGTTATGATTTTTATCATAGGACTGAGTCGAGGCTTCCATTCGACCTTGACTACTTCAATAAGATCACTAAGGGCGGTCTTCCAAACAAAACGTTAAACATCATCTTAGCCGGTACAGGTGTTGGTAAATCTTTATTCATGTGTCATATGGCTGGTTCATCGTTAGTACAAGGTAAAAATGTGTTATACATATCCATGGAAATGGCAGAGGAACGTATAGCTGAACGTATTGATGCAAACCTCATGAATATCCCGATCGACCAGTTAGAGCAATTACCAAAGCAAGTATATGATCAAAAGATCCAAAAGATTGGACAAAAGAATATTGGTAAGTTAATCATTAAAGAGTATCCAACTGGTGCAGCTCATGTCGGACACTTTAGAGCATTAATCAATGAACTTAAACTTAAAAAGAATTTTAAACCCGATATCATCTTTGTTGACTATCTTAATATTTGCGCCAGCTCGAGGATTCGTGGATTGGGTGGATCGGTTAATACTTACTCATACATTAAATCGATCGCAGAAGAAATGCGTGGCTTTGCTGTCGAAAACAACTGTCCAGTCGTATCAGCAACACAGACAACGAGGTCGGGCTTCTCGAATACGGATGTGGGTCTTGAGGACACAAGTGAATCTTTTGGTTTACCGGCTACAGCTGATCTTATGTTTGCGGTCATCTCGACGGAAGAGCTTGAGAAACTTGGCCAACTTATGGTTAAACAGCTTAAGAACAGGTACAACGACCCGACGTTCCACAAAAGATTCATCGTTGGAGTAGATCGTTCTAGAATGAAACTTTATGATGTAGAAGCAAGTGCTCAAACACTAATTAGTGAGGCAGCACACGTCAAAGAAGACGATAAACCATTAAACACCTTTGGTGATAGAGAAGGTAAGAAAGATTTTGGAGCATTTAAATATGATTAAGGATGAAGATCTAGAAAAACTTAGTTATGAAATAGATGACATCATGCACAGGCTTTGTATGGAATATAAGATATCTCCACTCATGTTCTCATCGGTCATGATAGCAAGGTTGACTCACTTAAATGTTTCAACACAAACTATGAATGATTTTATGGACTTATTGGTGAGTGTTACAAACATGGATTTCACAGCACTAAATGATAAACAAGAAACAGTACAGGTGCACTAATGTATAAAGTAACTTATTATATAAACGGTTCTACAGTACAATTCAAATGGTTTAAAACTTTACATGAAGCTACGGATTACTGTATCAATAAAGTACCAACCGGAGAAGTGCTAGAGATTAAAAAATACGATGACCCGGAGAAATTTCACTATCATGGAGATTAAACTTGTTTCCTATTCACAACCAACCGAATCATATAGATCTATGGGTATCGAAGATGCGCAGGAACTCATTGCGTATTGTGCCCGTGTCTCCAATCCAAGCAACCAACTTAACACCGAATCATCAGCAAAACTCATCTCATACCTCATCAAACACCAGCACTGGTCACCACTCGAAATGGTCTCAGCATGCATGGAAATCACAACAACAAGAGACATCGCAAGACAAATCCTTAGACATAGAAGCTTCAGCTTCCAAGAATTCAGCCAACGATATGCTGATCCTACTAAAGACTTGTCGTTTGTACTTAGAGAAGCACGAAAGCAGGATCCCACTAATAGACAAAACAGTGTGAAGCTTAGTGGACTTACACTTACTGAACAGAACTTGATGGAACAATGGAAGTGGAAGCAACAAGAAGTTATATCTGCTGCTGAACACGCATATGATTGGGCAATCAACAACGGTATCGCTAAAGAACAAGCACGTGCAGTGTTACCAGAAGGTTTGACTGTCAGCAGATTATACATGAATGGCACATTAAGATCTTGGGTACACTTTATTGAGTTACGTAGTGGACATGGCACTCAACTGGAGCATATGGAAGTAGCTCGAGGATGTGCTCAGGTCATCTCAAAGATCTTCCCTCTGATGGATACATTGGTCTCCAAAGATTGACACATCTGGGAGCTCCTGGTGCGTTCGAAAAAAGCTAATGAAATCATAGACTTATGACAGGACCCTCTAAAGGTCCTGTTTTTTATGGTATGAAATGCTCCCAGATGACGAGCCGTCCGTGCAAGTCTATGATTTTATTAGCAAATAATTTTTTTAGGGGGGCCTATGTACAAACTGCGGGTTTCAGGGTATAATGGATCCATAAATTGAAAAAAGTAAAACATTA